GCAAAGAACCTGCTTCGGCGGGTTTTTTGTTGGCTAAATATTTGGATGGAACTAACAAAATCTAGCAGTTGTCCTGGATCAGCAACTTTTCATCCTGGATCAATTTGCAATCTTGCCTGTGTGACATGTGGTCCTGAGGCCAGCACTCGTTGGCAACACGAACTTGGCATGCCAATTGTTCCGGGAAATCCACGAGAAATTGATCAAGAGGTTATTATTAAAGCCAAAACAATGACAGGAGTTATTATTTGTGGCGGCGAACCTATGTTGAATCACAGTTCTGAAATCATGTTAGAAAATTTGAACTCGGACCAAAATGTAAGAGTTCATTTTAATGGTACAGTAATGCCCAAACAAAGTTTTTTAGATAAATCTGCTCAATTTCAAAAAATTCAGTATTGTTTTAGCATTGATGGGGTAGGTGAAAGATTTGAATACCTGCGTTGGCCAGCCAAATGGAACAAAGTGGTTGATAACATCTTATGGTTGGTTGATGCTGTGCCTAACAATGTAACTTTTAGCGTGAACGTTACAATTTCCCAATTGAATAAAGAATACTACACAGAAGTAGTTGATTGGGTTAATCAAACACTACCCCAAAATAAACAAGGTAAGCAAACAGTCATCACTTACAATCAGGCCGGAGAAAATTTATTATTTTTAAAATATTTAGATGATCTTGACAAAAAAAGAAAGTTGGATTGGAGAGCAGTATTTCCAAATTCAGTAAAATATATTTTATGAAATTATTCAAACACTCTGTTAGAGATGCATTTTTGTTAGTTCAAACTTTGGTAACTGTAGCAGTGCCATTGGTGTTTGCAATTGAAAACCCAGATGTTGTATGGTGGGTATTGTTTTTACCACTGCATGTTATGTTGATGTTGTGTTGCAACAATACATCAATACATCATCATTCCCACTGGGAAACATTCAACAATAAAAAATTAAATCATGTGTATGAATGCTTGTTGTCCGTGGCTGGTGCAACACCTGTGCAAGTGTACAGAAATGCACATTTGATTCATCACAAATTTGTAAACGATCCACCAATGAGCAAGGATCCAATCAGTGTACTGGCCAACGGAGCCAACGGCCAAGCTGAAAATGCTTGGAAATTTTGTTTGGGATGGACAGTAAAAACTAACTTTTTATATGGATGGCTAACTGGTAAAATAAGATCGATGCCATTGGTTAAACGCTCGCATTGGCGGCGAGAAGTAATCACCATAGCAGTGTTTACTGTGATTTTATTGTTGTTGAATTTTCAATATGCCCTATGGTGGTTTTTTTTGTTATGCCCATTAATGCAATTTCTAAATTCTGCCTGGCACTACGGAGAACATTGGGGAGCTCATGATCGTAGAGGAGATACCACACAAGATTCTGTAGGCATATACAATTGGTGGTACAATACTTTTTGTTTTAACTCAGGATTTCATCAAGAGCATCATCACAAACCTGGAGTGCATTGGACCAGACTTCCAACTCTAACACACTTGTTACATCCCAATAGAGTCACAGCCAAGGGCATGCATATTTTTAATGTGCCCTGGCGTGAGGATTTTCTAAAGTTAGTTAAACTTTAAACCACGAAAGATATTGGGCAACTTTTTTTGTGACTGACGCCCAGTCATCTTGTACCGGCTGTCTAAACAGTCGCGCAGTTGAATACCAAGGGCAGTCGTCACGATTCAACAGGTAACGCCAGTCTGTGCCAAACCAGTTGAGCATAATCCAAGTGGGTCGTCCCAACGCACCACTCAAATGACTCACAGCAGTGTCTACACCAATCACCACATCCATGGCCATGATCAGTGCCGCAGTGTCAGCAAAACTTTGTATGGTACCTGGGAATCTGCTTACACCAGCGGCAGCCAGTTCTGCTTCCTCCTCCTCACTGGCATCAATCTGCAAGTTTACCCATTCATATTGTGGGTTGGCTTTGATCAAATCTAGCATCACAGGGAACGGCATGCCTTTGTGCTCGTTCAGCCAGTTGTCTTTTCTACCACTCCAACAGAATCCCACTCGCATGCGATTCTTTGGACCCAGGCGTTGCAGCCATTCTTGTTGCTTGCCCATATCGGCATTGAGATAGTTCACAGGCTTTGGTAAGTTTTCTAATGTGACTCCCAAGATGCCAGGAATGCTCATGATAGGAGTCCAGTAGTCAAAGTCGCCTACATCATCCACATATCTTCCAATGGTTTCAATAAGTGGACTTCCGGCAAATAAAGGAATCAGTGAGTCCGTTACCTTGAGTTTGATCTTTGCACCCATCACATGCAGATTGTAGATAAATCTCACAAACTGAATGTTGTCGCCATGCCCTTGTTCTCCCTCTACCAGGATGGTTTTATCTTTGAGGTCTTGGCCAGTCCATCGAGGCTGTGAGTATTTGGGCAGTTGTCCTGCCAAATGTTCGTAGTTCCAGCGAGTTTCGTACTGTCTCCACCCGGCTTGATAGTTGCCCATCTGTAACAATGCTACAGCAAGATTGAATTGCGCTGTGGCTGAACTGGGTTCCAGTATGATAGCATGTTGTAAAAACGGCAAAGCCCTAGCAGGTTGTCCGCACTCTCTCATGACATTGCCATAGTTGTTCCAGGCTGCTGCGGAATCAGGATCTTCAACAAATGCTTGAGCATAACATTTTAGAGCTTCCAGTGGGCGATGTTGGGCTCTAAGGTCGTTGCCTTGAGCGATAAGAGTGTTTGTGTCCATGGCTATATTTAAGGTGCAATCCAACTCATTTTACATTTTCCATAAATACTTGTCAACGCAATTCGGCGTTTTATGCAGTTTGCCACTGCGTAGCGGCTAGAACCCGCATTGGGCTTCTATAAGGAGAAATCAAATGGGAAGAGCTCTAAAAATTCAAAAGTATGGTACCGCACAAGGTATCACAATCAATTCTAACGGAACAACCAACCAACCTGCTGCGGCAGTTCCTGTTGATCAAGGTTATCCAAACTTTGGATCATTGACCGATCCAGTTTACAACAGCGCAGGCACACTGAGTGCTGCTGACTTCTTGGGTGTGGTTGGCGGTTTAAGCACTACAGCTACAACAACAAGTTATCCTATCATTCTGCCACAAGTGAATATTTTGTTGGCCAATGGTACTTCTACTGGTGGCGGCGCTGGTCGTTTGATTCGTCAGAAAGGTGCTCACAAGTTTTTGGTAGCTTATGTTGCCAGCGCCACAGCTGATGAAAGTTTCATTGTTGGCCAAGCCTATAGTATTGCTGTGGTGGGCACAACCAATTGGGCAGCCGTTGGTGCAGGTTCAAGCAATGTGGCAGTTGGTGATATTTTCACTGCTACTGCTGTTGGTTCTGGTTCTGGCACAGCATATCCAGTTGGTCAATGCGTGTTGGCAAATGCAGCCGTGGGTGCTTTAACACCCGGACAGATGAATATTGAATATTCTGTGGGCGACAGTTCTGCTGTGTATGCCAGCTATGTTACCAACAAGTGGATCCGCGATTGGAACGGCATGACTTATGACAACTATAGCAACAGCAATCTTGGACCAAATGTCTACACCAATGAAAACTTCTACCCTGTGAACTTCTTCACAGACGAAGGCACTGTCACATGGTCTGGTGCAGAGATTATCAACAGCGTCAATGCTCAAAACGGCAGCCTACAATTGGCTCAAGTGGTCAAAGCTACAAGCTAATTAGATTTGATCCTACTGTCCTCCTTGCTAACTACAAGGAGGATTTTTTATGAGCACAGCATTTGTATTAGGCAACGGAGTAAGCCGCAAAGGTGTAAATTTAGAACATCTGCGCACTCACGGCACAATCTATGGTTGTAATGCGTTATATAGAGACTTCACACCAGATGTACTAATTGCTACTGATCGTCCAATAAGCGAGCAGATACAACACAGCGGCTACCCACTCAAACACAAATTTTACACTAGAAAACCACTTCATGATCTAGGAGCACATCGTGTTCCTGAACAATATTGGGGCTATAGTTCTGGCCCATTGGCCGCTGCCATTGCAGCCGGAGATCAACATCTATCTATCTATTTGTTGGGATTTGATATGGCTGGTGTTAACAACAGATTTAATAATGTGTATGCTGACTCAGAATTTTACAAAAAAAGTGCCTCTACCCCAACTTACACTGGCAACTGGGAACGTCAACTGCTCAAGGTCATGCAAGATTATCCACACACAAACTTCATTAGAGTGCATGGAGCAGTCACAGCAGATGTGCCAGAATTTCACAAACACCCACGATACTCGCGTCAGAATATAGCGGAATTTCAAAAGTTATTTGAAGTTTGACTCAAACTCAGCAAGGGTCAGGTTCTGGTAAATATACTATAGGATCCAGATTCAGCATGAGTGAACCACAACAAATAATCAATGTAGGCCAAGTTGCTAACGACGGCACCGGCGAATCCTTGCGCGATGCATTCAACGCCGTAAACAATAATTTTGCTAACGTTTGGGCAGCAGGTCCTGTAGATTCACAAGTTGTAATCAGCAACAATCGGATCAGCACAAACGAAACCAATCTTGATCTTATCTTAGCTGGAAATGGTGTTGGCAATGTGGTTTTGAGCAGTACTACAGTGCCCAGCATTGATTCTGTGTACGACATTGGTAGCCCAGTTCGCTACTTTGATACCACTTACAGCAGATACTATTATGGTAACGGTGCGTTTCTAACTGGTATTAGCGGTGGCGGCAATGCCAACTATTCAAATGCTAATGTAGCCGCATATCTTCCAACCTACACAGGCAACTTGGTCAGCTTGACTGGCCCAGTAGTCACAACTGCCAACATCACTGGCGGAAATATAAGAACTGGCGGAACTGTATCCGCAACAGGCAATATCACTGGTGCCAATGTTATTGCTGCTTTGTACACAGGTACCGCAGTTTCAGTGACAGGTAATATTACCAGCGCCAACTTAAATCTTTCAGGCAATCTCAGCATTGCTGGCAATGTGAATTCGGCACTGACGGTTCGAGCCAATATCACAGGTACTAATGTTATAACTGGTGGTACAGTAAGTGCAGCTGGTGATATTAGCACGCTTGGCAATGTTACTGGTAGTTATATCATTGGCAATGGTAGTCAACTAACAGGTATTGTAGTGTCTGGTGGCAGTTCAATCAACAATGGCAATAGTAATGTAAGAATTGGCGGCGTCAATTCCAATGTTACTGTTGGGGTCAACAATGTTAGCAATGTAGCAGTCTTTACCACAACTGGAATGAGCGTTGCAGGCAATGTCACGGCTGCTAATTTCATTGGTAATATCACTGGAAATTTAACTGTCTCAGGTGCCAATACTGAAGTGTTGTTCAACAACAACGGAGTTGTTGGTACTGCCAATGCATTCACGTTCAATTCTGCCACAAGTGTACTATCAGTTAATGGCAATGTGTTGGGCGGCAATTTTGTAGGCAATGGTCAAGCACTGACCAGTGTGATGGCCGATCGTGGTGTCGACACAAACAATTGGAACACGCTGACTCAAATGGGCGTGTATACGGTAAATAGAACAAGTTGGTCTGGAACTATTGGCACTCCATTAGACAGTCAGGTTTTTGTGGGATTATTGGAAGTGGTAAACAGCACTAATACTGCAATTGAGCAGGTGTTTTACCCAGGTACCGTGGATAGTGCTAATGTAAAAATCCAGTGGAACCGTGCTTATTGGTCAGGTACTTGGACAAGTTGGGTACGAATTGTGAATGATTTCCAGGTAGTAACTGGTGGTGAGTTTTGAAAAATTTAGGAAAATAAAATGTCGAATACAATTTTAATTAAACGCTCAGGTACAGCAAACGCTGTGCCTGCCAGCGGCAATTTGTCTTTGGGCGAGCTAGCGATCAACTATCAAGACGGCAATTTATTTTACAAAGATTCTGGAGGAACAGTTCAAACCATTGCCAGCAAGAAGTTTGTTTCAGTAACAGGCAATATAACTGGTGGCAACGTTTTAACAAATGGTATTGTTAGTGCCACTGGTAACGTTACTGGCAATTATATTTTAGGAAATGGTTATTTCTTAACTGGTGTGATTACATCAGTTGCCAACATCAACAACGGAACATCAAATATCACAGTGGTAAGCTCTGGCGGCAATATCACTGTGGGTGTAGGCGGCGTAGGTAATGTGGTTGTATTTGCTACCACTGGTCAATACACAACTGGTGTTGTAAGTGCAAGTGGTAACGTTACAGGTGGCAATGTATTAACTGGTGGATTGATTTCTGCAACTGGCAACATCACAGGCGGCAACTTAAATGCCGCAGGATTGAGCTTGAGCTCAAATGTGGTATCAGCACTAAACTCAACCAGCAACATCACAACTACTGCTAATATTGCTGCCAATTATTTCATTGGTAATGGTAGTCAGTTAACAGGAGTTACAGCAAGTAGCGTAAACGCCGCTGGCCTAACTGGTAACACACTAAGTTCAAATGTTATTTTCTCAAGTCTAACAACAGTTGGAACATTGACCAGTTTGAGCGTGAGTGGTAATGTAACTGGTGGCAATTTATTAACTGGTGGATTAATCAGTTCAACTGGAACAATTACAAGTGCAGCCAACGTCGCCGGTGGCAATATCACTACAGGTGGTCAAGTCAGTGCTACAGGTAACATCACTGGTGGTAACATTAGCATATCAGGGTCAGGCGGCAACATTAGTGGTGCTAACGTAATCAGTGGTACTACTCTTTCAGCTACAGCCAACGTAATTGGCGGCAATATCACAACTGCTGGATTAATATCAGCCACATCTACTATTACTTCGGCGGCTAACATTGCTGGTGGTAATATCACTACAGGTGGTCAAGTCAGTGCTACAGGTAACATCACTGGCGGTAACTTGATTACCACAGGCCAATTGAGCACTTCTGGCAACTTGGCTGCTAACAATATTAGCGTTACCAATTCACTCACTTCCAGTATAATCAGCGCCAGCGCCAACGTTACTGGTGGTAACTTGTTGACTGGTGGATTGATCAGCTCTGCTGGCACTATCACTGGCACCACAATCACTGGTTCAACACTGAGTTCAACCGGTAATGTAAACACAGTGGGCATTGTTGGTACTGGAAACATATCAACTTCGGGCAATATTTCAGGTGGTAACTTGTTGGCTGCTGGACTGAGTTTGAGTGGTAATGTAATCAGTGCTCTCAATTCAACCAGCAACATCACAACCACTGCTAATATCACCAGTGGTAGTGTATTGGCAACTTATGTGTCAGCCAGTGGCAACGTTGATGGCTCCAATGTCAACGTTGGCACAGCGGTTTATACTTCAAACATTGTTGGTAAAACCAATGCACTAACACTTGAATCACGCAGCAATGGCAATATCAATTTGTTCCCAAATGGTACTGGTAACATTGTTCTTGCCAACACCATTATCAATAACTTGGCAGAACCTCAACAAAATCAAGATGCAGCCACCAAGTATTATGTTGACAATGCTGTAACAACTGGTTTTACCTTCCACCAACCAGTTTTTGCTGCCACCAACACAGATTTGGCCACAGCCACTGGTGGTACAATCACCTACACACAACCCAACGGAGCGGGCAACGGTATTGGCGCAACACTCACAACTACTGGTTCGTTTACCTTGATTGATACTGCCAACATTCAAACCGTTGGTACTCGAGTGCTAGTTAAAAACCAAGCCAATGCTGTACAAAACGGTATCTATGTCTGGGCCAATACCACAGCTATTGTGCGTTCAACTGACACCGATGAATACGGCTCAGACAGCACCCAGGCATTTAGTATCAACGATTATTTCTTTACACAAAGTGGTAATGTTAACGCAGGCACTGCGTTCATTGTTAGTGCGCCAGCAGGCACTATCACATTTGGCACATCAAATATTACATTCTCAGAATTCAGTAGTACACAAGTTTATTCAGCAAATAACTCAGCTGGTTTGAGCCTTATTGGCACAGTATTCAACGCCAAAGTTGACAATAATACCACAGCGTTTGACGGCAGTGGCAATATCATTGTCAAAGCCAGCGCCAACTTGGTCACACCAAATATTGGTAATGCAACTGGTCAAACTCTAAGTGTAACTGGCAACCTTTCAGCAGGTAATGTCAGTTCTGGATCTGTCACTGCCACTGGCAACATAGTTGGCGGAAACATCACCACTGGTGGATTGATCAGTTCTACAGGAACAATTACTTCATCTGCCAATATCACTGGTGGTAATATTTTAACAGGTGGATTGATTTCAGCAACTGCTACCATAACTGGTGGCAACTTGGCCACAGGTGGTACAGCAAGTGCCGCAGGCAACATCACTGGTGGTAATATACTAACTGGTGGATTGATGAGTTCTACCGGTAATGCCATCCATGGTAATATATCAACTGGTGGTTTGATCACTGCAACAGGCAACATCACAGGCGGAAATTTAATTACTGGTGGCCTTGCTACTGTTGCTGGCAATATCACTGGCGGAAACTTGTTATCAGGTGGACTGGCTTCGGTTACAGGTAACATCACCGGTGGTAATTTAATTTCTGGAGCACTGACACAAACAGTCAACTTCAGTATTACCGGCAATGTGATTGGTAATTTGGTCCCTAGCGCCAATGCAACATATAATTTGGGTGGTCCGGGGCAGCTTTGGAAAGATTTGTACCTAGCCGGAACAACATTGTATCTTGGAAATCAAAGTTTTACAGCTAATGCTACTGCTATTGCTACAGCTAATAATTTTGCTGCCAACAACTTAAATGCGGTTAATGCCGTAGCTGCTGGTACCACAGTGTCAGCAGTGGGCAATGTGATTGGTGGAAACATCAACACAGCTGGTTTGGCATCAGTTACAGGGAATGTGATTGGTGGCAATATTACCTCAGCTGGCCTGGCTTCAATAAGTGGTAACATCACCGGTGGCAATATACTCACAGGTGGATTAATAAGCGCCACTGGTAACATAACTGGCGGCAATATTTTGTTTGGCGCAGGCGTTGTTAGCGGAACTGGTACTATCACTGGTGGAAATATTTTCCAAGGCTTAAACCAAGTGTTAGACACAGCGTCTACTGTGGATGGCGGACTCTATTAATATAGAATATGATCAATGACAAATACAGTACAGCTCAAACGCTCAAGTGTACCTAATTCGGTCCCCAGTGCTGGGAATCTGGTTCCCGGCGAGCTGGCTATCAACTATGCTGATGGAAATTTATTTTATAAGAATTCCAGCAATGTAGTCACAGTTATTGCCAGCAATCAGTTTGTGTCAGTCTCTGGCAACATAACTGCCAATAATGTAAACATCACAGGCAACACATTAGCATTTGCCAATGCTAATATTATTCAAAGTAATCCGTTAGATTTGGCAATTACCGGCGCCTATCAGATCAGTATAAAACCAGCAGGCGGGTCATATCAATGGACATTTAACAATAATGGCAGTTTGTCTGGGCCAACAGGATTATCTACCACAGGATATGTCACAGCCACTGGCAATGTCACTGGCAATTATTTTATTGGTAATGGATCACAGTTAACAGGCATCTCAGCAGGATCGGGCAATGCTATCAGTAATGGAACCAGCAACGTAGCAATTCCTTCATCTAACGGAAATGTGCAAGTTGCTGTGGCTGCTGTGGCAAATTCGGTTGTGATGGGCGCAGGCAGTTTGTTTGTTCAGGGCCCAATTTCAACACCTAAAGTAATAAACACCCTGGCGCTTGTGCCAAATGTTGTAAATGCTGTTATGATTAGCCCGCTGACTATATCAGCTTTGGGCAACATCTTTGTTCCTGATGATTCTACACTTACAATCTTTACACCAACATGATGCTAAATATCAAATACGAGGATAAATCATGGCAATTCAACTAGACGGCACAACTGGAATTTCAACAAGTGGCAATATTACTGCTGCCGGCACTCTTACAGTTGGAACTTTTGCGCCAAGTTCTTTAAGCTCTGCTGGTAATGTAACAGGAGGTAACATCAACACTGCTGGTGCGTTAAGTGTTGGCGGCAATGCTGTAGTCACTGGCGATTTAACAGTTGTTGGTAATGCTTCGTTAAGCGGTAACATTGTTGGTGATAAAATCACCAACGGAACTACCAGTGTAGAAATTCAAACACCAAATGGAAATGCTAATATTACTATTGGCGGCACATCAAATGTGGCTGTTTTTACCACTGGTGGTGCATTCATTACTGGAGTAGTCAGTGCTAATGGTAATATCACTGGCGGCAATATTAACGGTACGTCAATCACCGGGTTGGTGGTCTCTGTAAGTGGTAATATCTCTGGCGGCAATATTGCAGCTGGTGGATCAATATCAACTACAAGCAATATCACAGGCGGCAACTTGAATGCCGCAGGCTTGAGTTTGAGTTCTAATGTTGTTTCTATATTAAATTCTACTGCTAACATTAGTACAACTGCCAATATATCTGGTGGCTATATTCTAGGTAATGGTAGTCTGTTAACCGGTATTGATGCTACAAGTATTCAAAACGGCATATCAAATGTAAAAGTAGTAAGTTCGGGCGGTAATGTAGCCGTTGGAGTTGGTGGCACATCAAATGTGGCTGTGTTTGCTACAAGCGGTGCATACATTACTGGTGCTTTAAGTGCCAGTGGTAATATTAGTGGCAACTTTATGTTAGCATCTAATGCTATCAGCACCAGTGGAAATGTTATAGCCAAAGGCCTGGTAAATTCAAATTCAAATGCCAGCGTAAACTTTTACGATGGTGGTACCTATTCTGCGAATATTATACTGTATCAAAGTGCCGCAAATGGCAATATTACTGTAAGAGTTGGTGAAAGTGTAATTGAGAACCCTGGAGTATTTGGATTGTATTCTAGTGGCACAGTTGGTGCCGATGGTAACTTGGTAACATTTGCTAACGTAATACAAGCTGGAAACAGTGCCACTTGGGTAATAGCTCAGAATGTCAGCAGTAACGGAGTTATCAGTGCCTCAGGCAATATCACCGGCAATTATATTTTAGGTAACGGCAGCCAGCTCACCGGTATTGACGCCACTTCAATACAAAACGGCACAAGCAATGTACGAGTAGTAAGCTCTGGTGGCAATGTGGCCATCGGTGTTGGCGGAACAAGTAATGTGTCTGTGTTTGCTACTAGCGGTGCATATATTACTGGTGCAGTAAGTGCAAACGGAAACGTCACTGGTGGCAATTTATTAACTGGTGGATTGATATCAGCTACAGGTAATATCACAAGTGGCAACTTAAATGCAGCAGGATTGAGCTTGAGCTCAAATGTTGTATCGGCACTAAATTCAACTTCTAACATTACCACCACCGCCAACGTACAAGCAAATTATTTCCTGGGAACATTTGCTGGTAACATTTCTGGTAATATCACTGCTCCTGGATCAAACACACAAGTTATTTTCAACAATAGTGGCAATGCCGCCGCATCATCGGCATTTACATTCAACAGTTCTTCCAATGTGGTCAGCGTATTTGGCAACATCATTGGCAACAATATTTTGGCCAACAGCACAGTAAGTGCCACAGGCAACATCATAGGTAACTCTCAACTTTACATTGGCGAAAATGCCACGGGTACTGGGTTGACCAACCCAATTATTGTGGCATCAGCAACTGGACTTGCGTATGTGCAAGTGGCAGCCAAAAACACAGCCAACACTGGTTCTGCAGACTTGGTTACCTATGCTGACAACGGCACTGATAACAATTCTTGGACAGACCTGGGTATGACTGGTTCAGGATTTAATGACACTGCATAC